TGGAGGCGTGCAGAGTATCAAAATTATGAAATTGGAAACTGTGGAGGATTTGAGATGACGGCGGGACGTCCACGCAAACCAATTGAACAGAAGCGGAAAACAGGTCGAACACCGAACACGGACTCGGGAGGACGCAAACTTCCGGACGTGACTAACGTGACCATCTTGCCTATGGCCGATGGAACACCGACTCCTCCAATAGATCTTGGTCTAGCCGGCCGAGAGCTTTGGGAAAAAGCTTGGGATCGTGCAATCACTTGGCTAAGTCCGACTAGTGACATTAAACAAGTTGAGCAAGCATGCAGAATTGCTGATGATCTTTCATTGGCTAGAACTATTTACAACACAACACGTGACTCACAAGACGGGCGGCTTGTAGTTGCGTTGAATAAGTCGTACTCAGATGCGCTAGCATCGCTTGGATTCACACCTGTTTCCCGCTCACAACTTGGTGTAGCGGAGGTAAAGCGTGTCTCAGCCCTCGAACAACTCATTGCAACCAAGCGAGCCAAGTAATTCTTGGCCACCTAAGTGGCTAACTCCTGTTTCAGAAGAAGATCGCAAACGTGGAGATGGACACTTATACGGTCAGTTTGCTGAAACTGTTTGCCGTGTAACCAAAGACTCCATCGCTTCTCCTGCTGGAGAGTTGATTAAATTAAGATCTTGGCAGCATGAACTAATCGAACACGCACTTGCTAGACAAGAGAATGGTCGCTTCAAGCATCGAGTTGCTTTAATTGGCATGGCTCGTAAAAATGGTAAATCAGCTTTAGCTGCCGCAGTCGGTCTTGCAGGTTTAACCCTTGGCGGACAAGGTTCTGAAATTTATTCTTGTGCAGCTGATAGAGATCAAGCACGGATCGTATTTGGAACCGCAAGACGTATGGTCGAACTAGACCCTGAACTGTCAAAGATGTTTACTTTGTATCGAGATGCCATTGAATATCGAGATACTGGATCAGTTTATAAAGTACTTTCAGCTGAAGCATATACAAAAGAAGGTCTAAACCCTTCTCCTTTAGTTATATTTGATGAGGTTCATGCTCAGCCAAACCGCGAACTATGGGACGTAATGTCACTAGCAGGCGGCGCACGAGAAGATTCTTTGCTACTTGGAATTACCACAGCCGGGGTTAAAACACAAACAGATGGCCAAGATTCACTGTGCTACTCGCTTTATCAGTACGGTCAAAGACTAGTCAAAAAAGAAATTGAAGATCCGTCCTTCTTCTTTGCTTGGTGGGAACCTCAGAATACTGAAGGAGATCATCGAGATGAAAGCCAATGGAGAGAATCAAATCCAGGCTACGGCGACATTGTTGACGCTGAAGATTTTAAGTCTGCCGTGCTCAGAACACCCGAAGCAGAATTTAGAACCAAGCGAACTAACTGCTTTGTATCAACAGCTACAGCGTGGCTCCCTACCGGAAGTTGGGAATCACTCATTGACTCAGAACGAGTGCCAATGCAAGGTGAAGATGTGGTACTCGCATTCGATGGAGCATTTTCCAATGACTCCACAGCCTTAATTGCTTGGCTTTTAGGCGGAGATAAACCACATTTAATGGTTGTCGGCCTATGGGAAAGACCATTAGATGCCGATAATTCGTGGCATGTGCCTGTTGCTGAGGTCGAAAAGACAATAATTGAGACTTACAGAGACCCACGGTTTAATGTAAAAGAAGTTGTTTTTGATCCTGCACGATGGAATAGAACGTTTATGGTGCTAGATGAAGAAGGACTTCCTTGCGTATCATATCCAAACTCGGCTGAACGTATGGTCCCGGCTACACAAAAGTTTTATGAAGCAGTAGTAAATCAATCATTTACTCACGACGGTGATGAACGATTGGCACGGCATGTGGCAAACTGTGTGACCAAACAATCAAGTAGAGGTGTAATGGTTGCTAAAGCATCTGCTCGCCGTAAAGTTGATGCTGCTGTTGCTTCAATATTTGGTTATGACCGAGCAACTCAGCCACCGTCACCGCCAGAACCAGTAGCAAGATATTTCAGTATTCAAGTCTAAGGGGTTATCATGAAGAAACTAGACATAGCACTAGCAACAGAAATTCTAGGTATCGGATTGGTATCTATCGGGGTCGGAATGTTTTCAATTCCACTTGCCTTCATTGTCGTAGGTGGATTTCTCATTTGGGCAACAGAAAAGGCTAACTAAATGACCGCAGGTATCTATAATGCAACAGTAGATCAAGGCTCTATTTGGAACTTGACTATTGTGTATCAAGATTCTGATGGAGATCCTATTGATCTTACAGGGTATACAGCAGCAATGCAACTACGACAGAACTACAATTCTGAACTTGCTGATCTAACTTTGACTACTGCTAATGGTGGTTTAACCATTAACGGACCTACAGGCACAATTCAGGTATCTGCATCTGCTGTTCAAACAGGTCTTTTAAGTGCAGGTTTTTATGTTTATGATCTTGAGCTTACATCAGGATCTAATATTTCTCGACTTATCCAAGGCCAAATTACGGTAGCAGAGCAGGTGACACGATAATGGCAAATAAAGTTGTCATCAATGAAACTACCAATGAAGTTATTGTGTCAGCGCCAGGTCCTCAAGGTGCACAAGGACCAACTGGTGCGACAGGACCGACCGGACCTACTGGCGCTACTGGTCCAACCGGATCAACTGGACCAATTGGTCCGACAGGGGCAACTGGTCCTACGGGTCCTGTCGGAGCAACAGGTCCTACAGGAGCAACTGGACCTACAGGATCGACCGGACCGATCGGGCCAACCGGTGATACCGGACCAACAGGACCGACTGGTGCAACAGGTCCACAGGGAATTCAAGGAATTACAGGAGACACCGGCGCAACTGGTCCAGTAGGACCAACTGGAGCAACAGGTCCGCAAGGACCAATTGGCGCAACAGGTCCAACTGGAGCCACCGGTCCTCAAGGTATTCAAGGCGACACTGGAGCGACTGGTCCAACCGGTCCTGAAGGTGCAACTGGACCAACTGGACCTCAAGGAATTCAGGGAATTCAAGGCGAGACCGGAGCAACTGGCGCGACAGGCGCAACTGGAAATACCGGTGCAACTGGGCCGACTGGTCCAACAGGTCCTCAAGGAATCCAAGGAGAAGTCGGAGCAACTGGACCGACCGGTGCGACCGGACCTACAGGAGCGACAGGACCTCAAGGAACTGGCGTACAAATTTTAGGATCTTACGACACCTACGCAGAATTAGTTGCTGCGCATCCTACAGGATCTCCTGGCGAGGCTTACATTGTAGGCGACGGAGATCTTTATGTGTGGTCTCCAAATACATCTTCATGGGTAAATGTTGGAAATATTCAAGGTCCTGCTGGCGCAACAGGCGCAACAGGTCCAAGCGGCGCGACTGGTGCAACAGGACCGCAAGGTGAAACCGGCGCAACAGGTCCGACAGGAGCGACAGGCGCAACCGGGCCACAAGGAATTCAAGGAGAACCTGGACCTACCGGTGCAACTGGACCACAAGGTATTCAAGGTATTCAAGGAGTTCAAGGAGATACTGGCGCAACCGGGCCAACAGGTCCGCAAGGTGCAGTCGGTCCGACTGGTGCGACAGGTCCTCAAGGTCCGCAAGGAGAAATTGGTCCTACTGGCTCAACAGGACCACAAGGAATCCAAGGAGACACAGGTGCGACAGGTCCAATTGGACCTACAGGACCTACTGGTCCGCAAGGAGAAGTTGGTCCAACAGGACCGATCGGCGCAACAGGACCTACTGGACCACAAGGCGAAGTTGGACCTACAGGACCTACAGGACCAGCTGGAGCAACAGGACCATCTGGACCACAAGGACCTCAAGGAGATGTTGGACCGACTGGTCCTACAGGACCTGCAGGAGCAACCGGGCCGACCGGACCTGAAGGACCTACAGGATCTACCGGTCCTACTGGACCTAGCGGAGCGACAGGACCAACTGGTCCAATGCCAACAGGAGCAATAACTGGCGTTACTTCAATATCAACTCCAGACTTTATTGAATTTGATACAACACCAACAACAAGTTCAGCAAACCCAGGTACTTTATTTTGGGATGCAGGCGATGCTGGTTTAGATCTTATTCTTAATGCAAATGTCACTGCTAGAATTGGCCAGAATGAATTTATTTTGGCAACAAATCAGTCCGGTTCTACAATTGCAAAAGGCTCGGTTGTTTATATCAACGGAGCACAAGGTCAAAAACCAACTCTTGCTTTAGCAAGTGCTTCTTCTGAAGCAACATCATCTAAGACATTTGGTTTTGCTGCTGAAGCAATTACAAATGGTTCTGATGGTTATGTCGTTACTTTTGGAATTATCCGTGGGTTAAATACTTTAGGATTGACCGAAGGCGCGGCTTTGTGGCTATCTACAACAGCTGGTCAATATACAACAACAATGCCAGCAGCACCAGATCATGCAGTATTTGTTGGTTATGTTGTTAAAGCAAATGCATCATCTGGTGAAGTTTTAGTTAAAATCCAAAACGGATATGAACTTCAAGAGTTGCACAATGTTTTAATTACAAGTGTTACAAATGGACAAACACTTGTTTATGATAGTGCGACAAGTCTATGGAAAAATGCAACTCCTGTAGGAGATCCTGTAGTACAGTATCTTGACGGAGGATCATCTGCAAAAAATCCTGATGTTATTTACAATTCAGGAACATCTTCAACAACTAACTGGACATATACAATTGATCCAGGTGGAGCAGTAGTAACTTATTAAGTATAAGGGAAAGAGACAGATATGACATCACGTTTGCAAAACCGCAGAGATACTGCTGCAAATTGGACTAGCAATAATCCAACGCTAGCTGCTGGTGAAATTGGTTATGAAACCGATACCACCAAATTTAAGATTGGCGATGGAACAACCGCGTGGTCTTCTCTTGCTTATGCTTATGCGGCCGGAGCAACTGGTCCTACTGGAGCAACTGGCGCGACAGGTGCAACCGGTCCGACCGGCGCAACAGGCGCGACAGGAAATACCGGCGCAACAGGACCTACTGGCCCAACTGGACCTACCGGAGCAACTGGTCCTACTGGTGCAACTGGTCCAGGTTTATTAGTTGGTTTTAATGCACAAACTGGCACAACTTACACTTTAGTTGCAACAGATGCAAATAAGTTAGTTACTGCAAGCAACGCGTCGTCAATTACGATTACTGTCCCGCCATCAGTTTTTAGTGCTAATGATCAGATTCATATACAACAAATTGGTGCTGGTCAAGTAACATTTGCGCAAGGTTCTGGAGTTACAATTACTTCTACAGGCGCTACGGCATCTGCACCTAAAACTCGTGCACAGTATTCTGCGTGCACTATTATTTGTACAGCATCTAACACATTCACTATTTTAGGAGATATTTCCTAATGCCTATCATTGGAATTATAGACTCTTCTAAAACCAACTCACTTGCAACTGATTTTTTTGAGAGTATAGTTTCATATAATGCCACAACAAGTACTACTTCAACTGTAATTTCAAACATTCCACAAGTTTATAAACACCTTAGAGTTGTAATTTCGATTGCAGGTAATGGTAATAGTAATAATTTATCTATTAGACCTAATAGTGATATAACTTCAAATAATTACATAATTCATAGAACTTACGGAAGTGGAACATCCAATTATGCCTATACTTATAATAATGTAGGCGGTTGGTTCTATAATTATACAAATTCCGGTGTTTTGAAAGTTGCATCGATAGTTGATATTTACGAGTATTCTAGAAACGATATATGGAAAAATTACCACTCTATAGGTGGAAATAATTCTGCAAATGTTTGGAACGAATCAGGCATGTGGCGCTCAACAGCACCAATAACAAGTTTAGAAATTACATTTCAAGGTACAACAGGAACTAGAATATCAGTTTATGGGGTGAAATAATGGGACTACCAGCTTTTGAACCACTAGCATCTATTACAAGATCTAGCGCAGGTCAATTTCAATTTACAGGTTTTTCCTCAGATTATACTGATCTAATGATAGTTGTTACAGGTTGGACTGCAAGCGGCGGGGATAATGCAGTTAGTGTGCAATTCAATGGAAATACATCAAATTATTCATACGTAAGAATGGGTATATCAGGTTCAGGTGTTTTTGTTGATAATGGAACATATCCTATGTATGTTGGTTTGGCAAATGGTAACTCTGTTGCAGGCACAAGTGTTATTCATATATTAAATTACACACAATCTGGACCTAAACATGTTTTGGCAGAGAATTATAATCAACAAGTATCCAATGTAACTGGTGGAAGAACAAATTGTTGGGGCATGTGGGACAATACAGCTGCTATTACTCAAATTGATGTTGCATGTTCAGCTTCTTCATTTCAAACAGGAGCAACAGCAAATCTATATGGTTGGAAACGAGCATAAATGCCTACATATAAACTTATTCAACGACAACAATTAACATCTCCTACAACAGTTGTTACTTTTAACAATCTTTCTGGTTATACTGATTTAATAGTTAAAATTGTGGCACGTGATACTAGAACTAATTCAAGTGGTGACGATATAATTTTTTGGTTAAATTCAGATGGTACAACAACTGGAAAATATGGTTATCATGCATATTTTAATAGTTCAACATCAAGTGGCACAAATATACAACCTGATTTTGGAACAAACATTAACTACGGATTTATGGGTGTAGCTGCATCTGCCGGTAATAGTAGTCCTTCAACATTGTTTGGATCAATGGAAGTTCATTTTCCTAATTATGCAACAAGTGCTTATAAAGTAATTGGTGCTAAAAGTGAACTTCCTGGTTTGAATGATACAACTGTTTCAACAGCTCAATCAGGTACTCAGTGGTGGTGGGCAAATCAATGGCAAGACACTGCAGCAATCAGTTCAATTAAGATGCAAAATGGAACTACTTCTGATTTTGTCGCAGGAAGTTCTTTTTCAATTTATGGAATACTAAAAGCATAGGAGAAAAAATGACCGAAAATCAAACAGAGGACAGATTCACAGTTTGCGAAATTAACTGCGAAACAGGAGAAACTGTTTATCGCGAGTACACAGAAGAAGAAAAACAACGTTATTTAGAAGGCGTTGCTATCTATGAAGCACGCGAAGCAGAAAGAATTGCTGCTGAAAGTGCACGAGCTGAATTAAAAAATTCTGCTAAAATGAAATTGATAAGTGGACAACCATTGACAGAAGAAGAAGCGTCTACTATAGTTTTGTAATCACAAATCGGGGGATTTATGAAATTTCATGTAATAGCTTTGCCTCACACTCAAGTCACAAAAGATTTTGTCAGTTGTGCGTTTACTGAAAAAATTAGACGGTTTTGTATAATGATGACAAATCTTGGTCATGAAGTAATTTTGTATGCTGGTGAATTAAACGAAGCTCCAGTAACAGAACATGTTGTCTGTATCAGTGAAAAAGAAAGATCCAATGCTGTTGGTTCTAATCATTATACTTCTGCCTCATTTGATACAAATCTTCCACATTGGAAATTATTTAATAACAATGTGATAGAAAATCTAAAAAAACGTTTAGAACCAAAAGATTTTATTTGTGTTATAGGCGGGTATTCACACAAACCCATAGCCGATGCATTTCCAAATCACATGACAGTTGAATTTGGTATCGGTTATGGTGCAACATTTGCCAAATACAGAGTTTTTGAATCGTACGCATGGATGCATAGCATTTATGCCGGATACAAAAATCCTACAACGGTCGATGGTAATTTCTTTGACGATGTAATTCCTGGCTATATAGAACCAGAAATGTTTCCTGAAGGATCTGGCAGCGGCGATTATTACTTTTTTATAGGTCGTTTAATTGACCGTAAAGGTTTTAAGATTGCTCAAGAAGTATGTGAGCGACTTGGTAAACGCTTAATAATTGCAGGTCCTGGCCATGAGCGAGGAACTGGTTATGGCGAGTTTATAGGCAATATTGGTCCTGATCAAAGAGCAGAACTAATGGGTAATGCAATTGCTTTATTTGCACCAACAACCTATATTGAACCATTTGGAAATATTGTAGTAGAAGCACAAATGTGTGGCACTCCTACAATTACGACCGACTGGGGAGCATTTACAGAAACCAACATACATGGAGTTACCGGGTTTAGATGTCGGATGTTGGCAGATTTTATAGAAGCAGCAGAAAAAGTAAAAGATCTTGATAGATCATTCATCAGAAAGCAAGCAATCGCAAAGTATTCTCTAGATGCAACAGCGCCTAAATATGATAAGTATTTTAAGCGGCTTTTAACTCTATGGGAAGATGGTTGGTACCAGACAAAAGAAAAGGTTAATCTATGAGCTTATCAAAGCGACTACGTGTAGCAGGCGAGAAACGCGCTACCAATCAATTTGTTGAGCCTTTAATTCCAGGAAGACCGGCTTATGCAACTCCTGCTGGAGTGGACGTAAATGCGGAATCTGCAATTAGAATGTCAACTGTTTATGCGTGTGTTCGACTACTTGGCGACACTATATCGTCACTGCCACTTAGCGCATACGTGCGACGTGGCCGCGCTCGGATCAATTATGCAGCAGCTTACGGATCAATGCCAACATGGATAAATCAACCAAATCCAGATACGACTCGTTTAGAATTTTTTGAACAAGTTATTGCTTCTCTTAATCTTCACGGTAATGCGTTCATTATTACTGTTCGAGATGATATGGGAGATGTTACAGAACTTTATTGCATCAATCCTGAGTATGTAAGACTTCGTCGACCAGAGCCAAATGCTGACATTGAATACATTGTAACAATTCCTTATAATCCACAAAATGGACTATATGATCCAATGCAGTCCAATCAACTTTCTGGCAAAACAATGGTTTTGACTAAGAATGAAATGCTACATATTCCAATGTTTAGATTACCTGGACAATTACTCGGTCTTGGTCCTATTGGAGCTGCTCGTGTAACTCTTGGATCTGCTATGGCCGCAGAGATTTATGCAGCCGCATACTTTGGCAATGCTGCAAATCCTGGTGGAATTATTGAAGCACCAGGAGAATTGACACAAGAACAAGCAGCAGATATTGCAAGAGATTGGAACATTTCTCACTCTGGACCATATCGCGCAGGTAAACTTGGTATTCTTACAAGTGGAGCAACATTTAAGCCGCTGCAACTTAATGCTGCAGATGCTCAACTAATTGAAGTTCGACGCTTCGGTGTTGAAGAAATTGCAAGGTTGTTCCGAGTTCCTGTTTCATTACTCGGACATCCAGTTGCTGGCGCAATGTCATTTGCATCGGTTGAAGCTCAAAACTTATCATTCGTACAACATTCACTACGACCATTGTTAGAGCGGTTAGAACAGTCTCTGTCTAAACTTCTACCAGAGCCTGATGGTTTTATCAAGTTTAATCTTGACGCGCTTCTACGCGGAACCACGCTAGAACGTTACGAGGCTTATACAAAAGGACTCCGCGAAGGATTTTTAAGTCTAAATGATGTCCGCTTTACAGAAGATCTTGCACCATTAGGTGAATCAGGAGATCAATACAGAGTTCCGCTACAAAATATCGACGCAGCAGATGCAAAAGATGTTGGTCTGAATATGCGTGCGGACATAGCCGCCAAACTTATCCAAGTCGGATTTGATCCGAAGGCCGTATCTGAAGCTGTTGGTCTTCCAGAAATGACACATACAGGTTTGCCTTCAAATCAA